TCCGGAAAGCCTGCGCGGCCCGCAGTTCGATGCGGCCTGGGTCGACGAGCTGGCGAAGTGGAAGAAGGCCGAGGAAGCCTGGGACCAGCTGCAGTTCGCGCTGCGGCTGGGCAAGCAACCGCGGCAAGTGGTCACCACGACGCCGCGCAACGTCAAGGTGCTGAAGTCGATCCTGAAGCTGCCGTCGACGGTGCTGACGCATGCGCCGACCGAGGCCAACCGGGCCTATCTGGCGGAATCCTTCCTGACCGAGGTCTACAGCCGCTATGGCAGCACCCGCGAAGGGCGGCAGGAACTGGACGGCGAACTGATCGAGGATGTCGACGGCGCGCTGTGGACCCAGCCGATGATCGCCCAGGCGCAGGCCGGGGGGCGGGTGGAGCCGACGCGGGTGGTGGTGGCGGTCGATCCGCCGGGCGGGGCCAAGGCCACGTCGGATGCCTGCGGCATCGTCGTCGTCGGCGCCGACTTGCGCGGCGACCCGAAGGACTGGCGCGCGGTGGTGCTGGAGGATGCGACGGTGCAGGGCGCCTCGCCCGAAGGCTGGGCGCGGGCGGCGATTGCCGCGATGGACCGGCATGGCGCCGACCGGCTGGTCGCCGAGGGCAACATGGGCGGGGCGATGGTGGCCAGCGTGATCCGCGCGGTCGATCCCTTGTGCCCGATCAAGACGGTCAATGCCCGCCAGGGCAAGGCGGTGCGGGCCGAACCGGTGGCGGCGCTGTATGAACAGGGCCGGGTGACGCATGTGTCGGGTCTGGGCCGTCTGGAGGACCAGATGGCGCAGATGTCGGTGCAGGGTTTCCTCGGGCGGGGATCGCCGGACCGGGTGGACGCGCTGGTCTGGGCCTTGACCGAACTGGTGCTGGACCCGGCCGGGACCAGCCGCCGGCCGCGGGTGCGGATGGTGTGACGGCAGGCGGGACGGCGGGCGGGACGCGAGGTTCCGCCGGGATGCGCCGGTGGCGCAGGATGAGGCATGGGCGAGGGGCAGGCGATGGTGTTCGACTTTCTGCGGCGCAAGGATGCGCCGGCCGCGGTGGAGCGCAAGGCGTCGGCCGCCGGGCGGGTGGTGGCCTGGGGGTCTTCGGGCCGCGTGGCCTGGTCGGCGCGCGATGCGGTGTCGCTGACCCGCACCGGGTATCAGGGCAACCCGGTCGGGTTCCGGGCGGTGAACCTGATCGCCGAGGCGGCGGCGGCCTTGCCGCTGGTGTTGCAGGACGCCGGGCGGCGGTACGAGGTGCATCCGTTGTTGTCGCTGGTGTCGCGGCCCAATCCGGCACAGGGCCGGGCGGAGATGCTGGAGGCGGTCTACGGCTTCCTGATGCTGAACGGGAACGCCTATATCGAGGCGGTTCCGGGGCCCGGCGCGGTGCCGGGCGAGTTGCATGTGCTGCGGTCGGACCGGATGGCGCTGGTGCCCGGGGCGGACGGCTGGCCGGTGGCCTATGACTACACGGTCGGCAACCGCGCGCACCGGTTCGACATGACCGGGGTGACCAAGCCGGTGTGCCATCTCAAGGCGTTCCACCCGCTGGACGACCATTACGGGCTGTCGCCGTTCCAGGCGGCGGCGGCGGCGGTGGACGTCCACAACGCCGCGAGTGCCTGGTCCAAGGCGCTGCTCGACAACGCCGCGCGGCCTTCCGGCGCCATCGTGGTGAAGGGTTCGGACGGGCAGGGCAGCCTGTCGGAGGAGCAGTACGACCGGCTGGTCGCCGAGATGGAGGCGCACCATCAGGGGGCGCGCAACGCCGGGCGGCCGATGCTGCTGGAGGGCGGTCTGGACTGGAAGCCGATGGGGTTCAGCCCGTCGGACATGGAGTTCCAGAAGACCAAGGAGGCCGCCGCCCGCGAGATCGCGATGGCCTTCGGCGTGCCGCCGATGATGCTGGGGGTGCCGGGGGATGCGACCTATGCCAACTATGCCGAGGCGAACCGGGCCTTCTATCGGCTGACGGTGATCCCGCTGGCGCAGAAGGTGATGGCCGATCTGTCGCACTGGTTCCGCGGGTTCACCGGCGAGGATGTGGAGTTCCGGGTGGACCTCGATCAGGTGCCGGCGCTGTCGTCGGAGCGCGAGGCCGCCTGGGCGCGGATCGTCGCGGCCGATTTCCTGACCGAGGGCGAGAAGCGGTCGCTGCTGGGCCTGCCCGCTCGGGTGGACGGCTGATGGCGCCGCGGCCGGAAGGCGGGTCGCGGTTCCTCTACGACAGTTTCGATGCCACCGCCGCGCGGGTGGAAGCTAACGAGCGGGTGCAGCAGGAGCGCTGGTCGGGGCTGGAATACCGGCTGGGCCAGATCGAGGCCGGGCTGGACCGGCTGGAAAAGCGGATCTGGGTGGGTGTCTACGGGCTGGCGGCCTTTCTGCTGGCGCAGGCGGCGGAAGCGGTTCTGTTCGCGATCAAGTGAGGGACAAGATGCAGGAGTACGGAGCGCCGGAACGCAAGTTCCACCGGCCCGAAACGGGTCTGGCGATCGACGGCAGGACGGTCGAGGGCTATGCCTCGGTGTTCGGGGTGCGCGACCAGGGCGGCGATGTGGTTTCGCCCGGGGCCTATGCGGCGTCGCTGAAGGCGCTGGCCGGCGCCGGGCGGAGGGTCAAGATGCTGTGGCAGCATGATCCTCAGGCGCCCATCGGTGTCTGGGACGAGGTGCGCGAGGATGCCCGCGGCCTGTGGGTCAAGGGGCGCATCCTGACCGAGGTGGCGAGGGGCGCGGAGGCGGCGGCGCTGCTGGCCGCCGGTGCCATCGACGGGCTGTCGATCGGCTATCGCACGGTGAAGGCCGAGAAATCGGCGGCCGGCGAGCGGAAGCTTGTGGAACTGGAGCTGTGGGAAGTGTCGCTGGTGACCTTCCCGATGCTTCCCGAGGCACGGGTTGCGGCCAAGGGGGAAGACCCCGCGGCGGCGATCTGGGCGGAGCTGGCGGGGGCCCTGGAGGCCGCGCGCCGGGAGCTGGCGGCGCGGTAGCGCAGCCTCACGAACCATCCTCAGAGGGGTGACTTTGATGACCGAGAGCAAGGCTCGGGCCGGGGGCGGCTTGTCCGCGGAAGGCCCGCATCCGGGGGCGGACGTGACCGCTGCGATGACCGGATTCCTGAAGGAGTTCAATCTCTTTCAGGGTGAAGTGAAGACCGCGTTGAAACAACAGGACGAGCGCATGACCATGCTGACCAAGACCACCTACGCGCGGCCGGCGCTGTCGGCCCAGACCGATGCGGCGGCACCGCACCAGAAGGCGTTCGACGCCTATCTGCGCTCCGGCGATGACGATGCCCTGCGCGGCATCGCGCTGGAAGGCAAGGCGATGTCGACGGCGGTGGCCGCCGACGGCGGCTATCTGGTCGATCCGCAGACCGCCGACACCATCCGGTCGATGATGCTGGGCACCTCGTCGATCCGTGCCATCGCCGGTGTCGTGGCGGTGGACGCGATGTCCTACGACGTGCTGATCGACCGGTCCGAGGTCGGGTCGGGCTGGGCGACGGAAACCGGCAGCCAGTCCGAGACCGCGACGCCGACCATCGAGCGCATCTCGATCCGGCTGCACGAGCTGTCGGCGATGCCGAAGGCGTCGCAGCGGCTGCTGGACGACAGCGCCTTTGACGTCGAGGGCTGGCTGGCCGGCAAGATCGCCACGCGGTTCATCCGCGCCGAGGCGGCGGCCTTCGTGAACGGTGACGGCGTGGACAAGCCAAAGGGGTTCCTGCTGCCCACCAAGGTGGCGAACGCGTCCTGGACCTGGGGCAACCTCGGCTATGTCGTCTCGGGTGCCGCGGGCGATTTCCCGGCGGTCAATCCGGCGGACTGCATCGTCAACCTGGTCTATGCGCTGGGTGCTGACTACCGGGCCAACGCGACCTTCGTGATGAACTCGAAGACCGCGGGCGCGGTGCGCAAGATGAAGGATGCCGACGGCCGGTTCCTGTGGTCGGACGGGTTGCAGGCCGGGGAACCCTCGCGCCTGATGGGCTATGCGGTGCTGATCGCCGAGGACATGCCCGACATCGCGGCCAATGCCTTTGCCATCGCCTTCGGCGACTTCCGTTCGGGCTATACCATCGCGGAACGTCCGGACCTGCGCATCCTGCGCGATCCGTTCTCGGCCAAGCCGCATGTGCTGTTCTATGCCACCAAGCGGGTCGGCGGCGATGTCACCGACTATGCGGCGATCAAGCTCTTGCGCTTCGCGACCACCTGAGACCGGCCAAGTGCTTCGGCCCCGGAAAGGTTCCCGGGGCCGGGCGGTGGGCGCGCGTTCGGGGCAACCCAATCGCACCGCCTAGCAGACCCCCTCCGACCGAGCGGTGCGGAGGGCGCGCGCCCATGCGGCGAAGGAGATTGCAATGATGCTGGTGGAACAGGCGGCGGTGCCGGGCGCGGCACTTCCGGTGGCCGAACTGAAGGCGCATCTGCGCCTTGGGTCCGGCTTTGCCGACGACACGTTTCAGGACGCGCTCGTCGAAGGCTACTTGCGGGCCGCGATCGCGACCATCGAGGGGCGGACGGCGAAGATGCTGGTGACCCGGCGCTTTGTCTGGACGCTGGAGGACTGGCGCGACCAGGAGGCGCAGGCGCTGCCCTGCGCGCCGGTGGCGGCGGTGGTGTCGGTGTCGGTGGTCGACGGGGCGGGAGTGGTGACGGCGGTCGATGCCGACCGCTGGTTTCTGGTGAAGGACACGCATCGCCCGAAACTCAAGGCGCGCGGGCTGCTGCTGCCGAACGTGCCGGATGACGGCCGGATCGAGGTGGTGTTCGACGCCGGGTTCGGGGCCTGGGCCGAGGTGCCGAAGGACCTGGGTCAGGCGGTGTTCCTGCTGGCGGCGGAATACTATGAGGCACGGCACGAGGGCGGCATGCGCGAGGGCGCCGGGCTGCCTGCGGCGGTGACCGCGCTGATCGGGCGCTGGCGGACGGTGCGGACGCTGGCCGGGGGGCGGGGATGATCCGGCCGCGGCTGCGTCGGCGTCTGGTGCTGGAAGGCGTGTCCGAGGTGGCGGACGGCCTGGGCGGGCTGGTCCGGAGCTGGGTGGTTCTGGGCACGCACTGGGCCGAGGTGACGCCGTCGGCCGGGCGCGAGGCCGAGGGCGAGGCGTTTCCGCTGTCGTCGGTCCCGCTGCGGATCACGGTGCGCGGGACGGCCGTGGGAACCCCGTCGCGGCCGGTGGCCGGGCAGCGGTTCCGCGACGGGACACGGGTCTACGCGATCCTCGCGGTGACCGAGCGCGACCCGGACGGGCGCTATCTGGTCTGTGCGGCGCGGGAGGAGGAACCGGCATGAGCTATGCGGGAGCGGCGGCCTTGCAGGCCGCGGTCTATGGTGCGCTGTCCACCGACCCGGCGCTGGCGGGCGTGGCGGTGGTCGATGCGGTGCCCAAGGGCGGCGGCAAGGGGACTTTCGTGCTGCTCGGGCCCGAAGAGGCGCTGGACCGGTCGGACCAGACCGGTCCGGGCGCCGAACACCGGATCACGATATCGGTGATTTCCGATGCCGAGGGGTTCGCCGCCGCCAAGGGCGTGGCGGTGAAGGTATCTGACCGGCTGGACGAGGCGGCGCTGGTGCTGAGCCGGGGCACGTTGGTCGCGCTGCATTTCCGTCGCGCCGTGGCGCGGCGGCTGGAGGCCGGTGCGGTGCGCCGGATCGACATGGAATTCCGTGCCCGGGTGGCACTCTGACGCCCCTAGGCGGGCCTTTGCGGGAGAGACGAGATGGCGGTGCAGAGCGGCAAGGATGTCCTGGTGAAGGTCGACATGACCGGCGCGGGGCTGTTCGAGACGGTGGCGGGCCTGCGCGCGCAGCGCATCAGCTTTAACGCCGAGACGGTCGACGTGACCTCGCTGGAAAGCCAGGGGGGCTGGCGCGAGCTGCTGGCCGGGGCGGGCGTGAAGTCGGCGACGATCTCGGGATCGGGGGTGTTCCGCGATGCCTCGACCGATGCCCGGGCGCGGCAGATCTTCTTTGACGGCGAGGTGCCTGCGTTCCAGGTGGTGATCCCGTCGTTCGGCGTGATCGAGGGGCCGTTCCAGATCACCGGGATCGAATATGCGGGAAGCCACAACGGCGAGGCGACCTACGAGATGACCATGGCTTCGGCCGGGGTCCTGACCTTCCTGGCGCTGTGATGGCGAACCCCTGGGCCGGCGAGGTGGAACTGGTGCTGGACGGGCAGCGCCATGTCGCACGGCTGACGCTGGGGGCGCTGGCGGAGCTGGAGGCCGCGCTGGCGGCGGGGTCGCTGGTGGACCTTGTCGAGCGGTTCGAGGCCGGGCGCTACACGACGCGCGACGTTCTGGCGCTGGTCGTGGCCGGGCTGCGGGGCGGCGGCTGGGCGGGGACGGCCGAGGACCTGCGCACTGTCGAGATCGGCGGCGGGCCGGCCGAGGCAGCGCGGGTCGCGGCGCAGCTTCTGCTGCGGGCCTTCGGGCCGTGAGCGGGATCGACTGGCCGGGGCTGATGCGGGCCGGGCTGGGCGGGCTGCGGCTGCCCCCGGAGGTGTTCTGGCGGCTGACCCCGGCAGAACTGCGGCTGATGCTGGGGCTTGAGGCGGCGGTGCCGCCGCTGACGCGGTCGCGGCTGGAAGAACTGGCGGCGGCATACCCCGACAGGAGGGACGATGGCTGAGATCGACGAGATGGAGGCGCAGGTCGCCTCGCTGGAGGCGTCGCTGGGGCAGGCGACGGGGGTGATGGCGGCCTTTGAGGGCGAGCTGGCGCGGATGCGCGACAGCCTGGTCTACACCGGCCGCGAGGTGAACGTGCTGTCGGCCGGGATCGGCGGCGGGCTGCGCCGGGCCTTTGACGGCGTGGTGTTCGACGGGATGAAGCTGTCGGACGCGCTCAAGGGCCTTGCGACCTCGATCGCCACGACCGCATACGGCATCGCGATCCGGCCGGTGCAGAACGCGCTGGGCGGGTTTATTGCCAACGGGATCAACAGCCTGGTGTCGGGGGCGATGCCCTTTGCCAAGGGCGGGGCCTTTGTGCAGGGCCGGGTGATGCCGTTCGCCCAGGGCGGGATCGTTGCCGGGGCGACCGCCTTTCCGATGCGGGGCGGCACGGGACTGATGGGCGAGGCGGGGCCGGAGGCGATCATGCCGCTGGCCCGGGGCGCCGACGGACGGCTGGGGGTGCAGGCATCCGGCGGCGGGCGTCCGGTGACGGTGGTGATGAACATCTCCACTCCCGATGTCGACGGGTTCCGCCGCAGCCAGAGCCAGATCGCGGCGCAGGCCTCGCGGGCGCTGGCCCGCGGCCAGCGCAACCGGTGAGGGGAAAACATGGGCTTTCACGAGGTGCGGTTTCCCGCAAACCTGAGCTTCGGCTCGGTCGGCGGACCGGAACGGCGGACCGAGATCGTCACGCTGGTCAACGGGTTCGAGGAGCGCAACAGCCCCTGGGCGCATTCGCGCCGGCGCTATGACGCGGGGCTGGGGCTGCGCAGTCTGGACGATGTCGAGGCGTTGATCGCGTTTTTCGAGGCGCGCCAGGGGCAGCTTTTCGGATTCCGCTGGAAGGACTGGGCCGACTACCGTTCGGCATCCGCCACGCGGGCGGTGACGCCGTTCGATCAGGGCATCGGGACCGGCGACGGCGTGCGTCTGGCCTTTCCGCTGGTCAAGACCTACCGGTCGGGCGAGCAGGCCTATGTGCGGCCGGTGGCCAAGCCGGTGGCCGGGTCGGTGCGGGTCGCCATCGGTGGCGATCCCAAGATCGAGGGCCTGGAATTCACGGTCGATCCGGCGAGCGGGATTCTGACCTTTGTCTCGCCCCCGGCGGTCGGCGCGGTGATCACCGCGGGGTTCGAGTTCGACGTGCCGGTGCGGTTCGACACTGACCGGATCGCCACCTCGGTCGCCAGTTTCAAGGCGGGTGACGTTCCGAACGTGCCGGTCGTGGAGTTGCGGCTGTGACGGCGCTGCAGGACCATCTGGCGACCGGGATCACCCATGTCTGCCGGTGCTGGCAGGTCCGACGGACCGACGGTGTGGTGTTCGGTTTCACCGATCACGACCTGGACCTGGCCTTCGACGGTGTGAGCTTCAAGGCCGGTGCCGGACTGTCGGCCCGGTCGCTGCAGCAGTCCACCGGGCTGGCCGTGGACAACACCGAGGCGGCGGGCGCGCTGAGCGATGCCGGGGTGACCGAGGAGGACGTGCTGAACGGCCGTTTCGACGGGGCCGAGGTCACGATCTGGCGGGTCTACTGGCCGGACCCGGAGGTGCGTGACCTGGAGTTCCGCGGGACGTTCGGCGAGATCACCCGGGTCGGCGGCGCATTCCGGACCGAATTGCGCGGGCTGACCGAGGCGCTGAACCAGCCGCAGGGCCGCGTCATCCAGCGCGCCTGCGCGGCGGTGCTGGGCGATGCGGCCTGCCGGTTCGACCTGAGCCAGCCCGGATATGCCGCGGAGCGGGCGGTCGGGATGGTCGACGGCGGCCGGGTGCTGTCTTTCCCCGACCTTTCGGGGTTCGACGACCGCTGGTTCGAACGCGGGCGGCTGGTGGTGCTGACGGGGTCGGCGGCGGGCGTGGTCGGGGTGGTGAAGAACGACCGTCTGGGCCCCGCGGGCCGCGTCGTCGAGCTGTGGCAGGGGATCGGCGGGCTGGCTGGAGGCGACATGGTGCGGATCGAGGCCGGCTGCGACAAGCGGGCCGACACCTGTCGGCTGAAGTTCGGCAACTTTCTGAATTTCCGCGGCTTTCCGCATGTTCCGGGGGAGGACTGGCTGACCTCCTATCCGGTCGAGGCCGGGCGGAATGACGGCGGGAGCCTGTTCCGGTGAGCGGTTTCCGGGCGGCGGTGGTGGCCGAGGCGCGGGGCTGGATCGGCACGCCCTATGTGCACCAGGCCAGCGTCCGCGGGGCGGGGGCCGACTGTCTGGGGTTGGTGCGCGGGGTCTGGCGGGCGGTGCGGGGCGAGGAGCCCGAGACGCCGCCACCCTACACGCCCGACTGGGGCGAAAGCGGCGGCCGCGAGGTGCTGATGGCGGCGGCGCTGCGCTGGCTGGTGCCGGTGGACGCGCCGCAGCCCGGGGACGTGATCCTGTTCCGGATGCGCGAGGGCGGCATCGCCAAGCATCTGGGCATCATGACCTGTTCCGGGTCCGGGGCGCGGTTTGTCCATGCCTATACCGGGCACGGGGTGATCGAGAACGCGCTGTCCGCCCCCTGGGCCCGGCGCATCGCGGGGGCATTCGCCTTTCCGCAGGTGGAGGCGTGAATGGCAACGATCCTTCTGGGCGCAGCCGGTGCGGCGGTCGGGGCGGGCTTTGGCGGCACGGTGCTGGGACTTTCGGGCGCAGTCATCGGGCGGGCCATCGGTGCGACCCTGGGCCGGGTGATCGACCAGCGGGTCGCCGGAGCCGGGTCGGAAACCGTCGAGGTCGGCCGGGTCGAGCGGTTCCGCCTGATGGGGGCTTCGGACGGTGCGCCGGTGGGCCGCGTCTGGGGACGGGCGCGGGTTGCCGGGCAGGTGATCTGGGCAACGCGGTTTCTGGAGACCATCAGCCGGTCCGGCGGCGGCAAGGGCACGCCGCGGCCGCGGACGGACAGCTATTCCTACACGGTCAGCCTGGCGGTGGCATTGTGCGAAGGTGTCATTGCCGGGGTCGGGCGGGTCTGGGCCGACGGCATGGAGATCGACGCGCGGCGTCTGTCGATGCGGGTCTATCCGGGGGATGAGGCGCAGCTTCCCGACCCCAAGATCGAAGCGGTGGAAGGTTCGGGGTTGGCGCCCGCCTTCCGCGGCATCGCCTATGTAGTGATCGAGGACCTGCCGCTGGGTGACTATGGCAACCGGGTGCCGCAGCTGAATTTCGAGGTGTTGCGGCATGCCGCGGTGCCAGGCGGGTTGGACGATGTCGTGCAGGCGGTGGCGCTGATCCCGGGCACCGGGGAATATGCGCTGGCGACCGAGCCGGTACGCATGATCGAAGGTCGCGGGACCGGGCGGCTGGCGAATGTCAACACGCCGACGGGTGAGGCCGACTTTCCGCTGTCGTTGCGGCAACTGCGCAGCGAGCTGCCGAAGGTCGGATCGGTGTCGCTGATCGTGTCCTGGTTCGGCAACGACCTGCGGGCGGGTCAGTGCGAGGTGCGCCCGCGGGTCGAACAGGCCCTGTATGACGGGCGCATTCCCTGGCGCGCAGGGGGGATCGGTCGGACCGAAGCGCTTTCGGTGCCGCTGACGTCGGGGCTGCCGGTTTATGGCGGCACGCCGTCGGACGCCTCGATCCTGCAGGCGATTTCGGCAATCCGTGCGGGCGGGCAGGAGGTGATGTTCTATCCCTTTGTCCTGATGGAGCAACTTGCCGGAAACGGTCTGCCGGACCCGTGGAGCGATGCGCCGCACCAGCCGGTCCTGCCCTGGCGGGGACGGATCACCACCGCCAAGGCGCCGGGACGTATCGGCACCACCGACCGGACCGCGGCCGCCGAGGCCGAGGTGGCCGCGTTCTTCGGTGCGGCGCAGCCGTCGCATTTCACCGTCTCGGCCGACCAGGTTTTCTATTCCGGCCCGGCGAACGATTGGGGATACCGGCGGTTCATCCTGCACTATGCGCGGCTTTGTGCGCTGGCGGGCGGGGTCGATGCCTTTTGCATCGGGTCGGAACTGCGTGGGGTCACGCAGATCCGCGGGGCAGGGGACAGCTTTCCGGCGGTGGCCGCGCTGCGCGTGCTGGCAGCCGAGGTCCGCGCGATCCTGGGGCCTGCGACGAAGATCAGCTATGCCGCCGACTGGACCGAGTATTTCGGCTATCATGCCGATGGCAACGTCTATTTCCACCTCGATCCGTTGTGGGCCGATCCCAACATCGGGTTCGTCGGGATCGACAACTACATGCCGCTGTCGGATTGGCGCGGGCAGCCGGGCGAGGCCGATGCGGCGTACCGGTCGATCCACAACCTTGACTACCTGCGCGCCAATGTCGCCGGGGGCGAGGGCTACGACTGGTATTATGACAGCGAGGAAGGCCGTGCCGCGCAGCGGCGCCTGCCGATCGAGGACGGCGCGCATGGCGAG